CCGTGAAAAGGGTAAAAAGAATGATGAAAAACCAGAACGTAAAGAAGCACATGCTGCACTCATGGCCCAAAAGGGGAATGAGTATTCACAGGCGTCTCGTGCACGTCGTTTAGCAGCTGACCCAGAAGGATACAGAAATCATAATAATGAAATACATAGATTATGGAAATCTGAAAATAAGGAACATTCTTCACTCTGGTACCGGACCAATGTGAATTCTCGTTTGGATGCAATCAAAAGGAGTGCAACTAAACGCGAATTGGAATGGGCTCTAGATGATACAGAAGCTAAAAATATGCTTACAAATCCATGTCACTATTGCGGTCACTTGGATTTAACTGTTCGTGTAAACGGTATTGACCGTATGGATAATTCAAAGGGGTACATTCCAGAGAATGTAGTTTCATGTTGCAAGTCGTGTAATTATTGTAAAAAGAATTTATCATCTGAAGAATTTATAAACACGTGTAAAGCAGTCGCCAATGGGACATCATCCATTGGTAAACCTTCCGGTTTTGTAACAGACGAAGAATTTTATAAAACATGTGTTTCTGTCAGCTTCGCATAGCTCAGTGGTAGAGCGGTGGATTGTAGCTCCATTTGTCACTGGTTCGATCCCGGTTGCGGAGAAGTCAAAAATTTTTAAAAGTTTGCATTAATAATAATGAAAATCACTCTGGTATTGCTCGTAGTGGCTGCCATTGCTGTAATCTTCTTTATTATGAAGCGCAAGGTTGTGGTGGTTGAAAAGAAGGAGGATGAGGCTCCAAAAAAGAACGGGATCATCTACGGATCAGACACGTGTAGATATACAATTCTGCAAAAGAAAAAGTATCCCGATTTTGAATATGTTGATTGCACAAAGGATACGTGCCCCGATTTTGTCAAGGCGTTTCCAACCACAGTGTATCCGGATGGTTCAACGGTTCCAGGATATGCACCTTAAAAAGGAGAAGCGCTTTTGAATAAATGTTTGCACGCCTCGTGGAACACATGGGGTCGGATGATTCGATTGTTCAGGCGGCTCGAATTTCATATAATCAAGCTGGGTATAAAGAGGATCCAGTGAAGACCCGTCATCTCATCAGGTATCTGATGCGCAATTGGCACACGACTCCTTTTGAGATGGTGGAGTTTAAATTTCACATCAAGGTTCCAATCTACGTTGCCCGTCAGTGGTTACGTCATCGCACAGCAAGTGTGAATGAGGTATCTGCGAGGTATACTCAAATCAAGGAGGATGAATTTTACATTCCGGTGGAGTTTCGAAAGCAATCCGTCATCAACCACCAAGGGAGTGATTTCTCTGATCCTTTTGATAACGAAACAAATGATGCATTTGTAAACCTCCAAAACAACACGTGCAATCTCGCCTTTGAAAACTACAAGACTCTTTTGGATTACGGAGTGGCCAAAGAACTGGCTCGGGGCATTCTTCCGGTGTGTACCATGACGGAGTTTTACTGGAAGATTAATCTTCACAACTTGTTTCACTTTTTGCGTCTCCGAATGGATGATCATGCCCAACTCGAGATTACAAACGTGGCCAAATTGGTTTACGAGGCTATCAAACCAATCGTCCCTTTGGCATGTGAGGCGTTTGAAGATTACCGCTTGAATGCAGTGACACTCACCGGACCCGAAATCAAGGTTCTCCAAACCAAAGATCCGAGCAGTCTTTCAAAGAGGGAACAAGATGAGTTTTTGGTAAAGTGTCAGCAATTAAAGATTTCGATATAGAATATACAAATGTCTACACTTGAGACTGATTACATCACCGTTCCGGGTCAGCTATTCGCGTGCCTTTCCATCGTTGGCCCAAGTTGCCCTCAGAAGAATGACAAGTTTGGAATCAAGATTCGTGGAGCCTTTTCCACCCGTTCAGAGGCGGAGTCCCATGCCAAGCGTCTCCAGCGGGATGATGCAACCTTTGACATTTTTGTGGTTGACATGTACAAGTGGCTGCTCATTCCACCCGACATGGATGCCATTGATGATCAGCACTACAATGACGACAAGCTGGAGGATATCATGACCAAGTATCGTGAGAACCAGCGTCTAGCTGCAGCCATGTTTGAGAAGCGCAAGAAGGATATGTTGGCCAAGCCACTCGAGGGGAGTGATACACCTTTCATCGAACCAGGTGATGAGAATTCCAAGTTTTACAACAAGCCCGATGTACCACCGATTCCCCATCCAGCCGATGTCGTGGAGGATCTCAAGAAGGAGTTTCCAGACATGTCGGTTGCCGAGTTGGTGAAACTGGCCAACCAGCGCGTTCAGGATGAGATTGATCGTCGCGCAAAGGAAAATGTTGCCGAATAATAAATGCAAAATAACCTGATGCTCATCATAATTTTGATACTCGCCTTTTTCTTCTTCTATAATAAAAAGTCTCAATTTGGGTGGAAAGATGCTTCACCTCACCCGGTTCGGGTCTAGCCGACTACTCTGTAGTCGTCCGGCCTACTTCTTAACAACATTCACAATGCTCGTTTTTTTATCTAGATTTGGGTTACTGGTTGCGTTTGGTTTGTAGTGACTCTGATGATATTTCCACATTGCATCGGATCCAATCCTGAACCCTTTTCTTATCGGAGCCTTGTAATAAAAAACACAATCCTCCAATTTATTTGATCTGCTCGTGTTGTCAAGAACGAGACACTCAAAATTTTCTGTACACGCAGACATCACCTTATTAAAGAGATCAAAAGATGGAAAGACTCCAAAGAACGCCTTGTAAAGTCTCTCCCTGTTTTGAATTACATTCTCACGCAAGACAAATACATAATCAACATTCGCCCTGAGATCGGGACTCAGATCCATACAATACTGCATAGTCATCAAAAAGAAGATTTTCCAGTGACGCCCATTCATAAAACATTGTCTGATGCATGTATCCTTCATAAACGATTTATTGTACATGCAATCGTCCAAAAGTATAAATGCTGGATCCATTTTATTGAGTGCCACAAGTTTCTTTTGTCTCGCGATAACCTTTTCAATTGTATCTTTTGAATAATCCCCATAAATGAATAAATCTGGAATAAATTGTTTATAATAATGATTCCCCTCTTCGGTTGCTGACATCACCACACCAACCGGTATATTCCTTTTGTGATACAGAAGATCAGTAACCAGGGTGGATTTACCGGTTCCACGTTTTCCAATCACCACACACACCTTGTCGTTCCCAATCTTTGAAGGATCAAACTTTCTCAACTGAATAGTACTCATCTATTAATTTGCGAGTTTTTAATAATAGAATAAAAACTCACATAGTATCAGGATGAGCGACGGGGTCTACGGAGCTGTCACCGGGATGCATGATGCATTTTTATCCGGGGATCCATCATTCACTTATTTCAATAATCAATTTAAACTCGAGTCCCAAAACCTCGTAAAGACATATGTGGTTCCATTTGATACCGTTGACTATCGAATTGCGACAATTCCATACTTTGGAGACTTTATAGGTGATGTGACGATTCGAATGAAATTACCGGGGCTCGCCACCCCAAATGACAACTTTTGGACCTTTACAAATCCACCAGCTGGTAACATGTATGTGTATTCATCCACAAAGAGTCTCGATCCGATTCTGACCGTGACTCCACAAAACATAAATGTAAATCAGATGAAACTATTCAACGCCTTGGTTCCAAATATATCGGTCGTTGGATCTGGGCCAAACTTTTCATTGATCGTGGACACCAACAACACCTTGACGGCATACGGGAGTGTTCAACTGAATGCGGTTTCCAACTCATTCACAACCAAAAAGATTTCATGTGGAGTTTCTCATGCTGCTTTTCTTGATGTGACTGGAAACGTCTACACCTTTGGTGACAACTCAAAGGGTCAACTTGGAAATGGTGGCGCTCCTGTGACTGGAACGCCCGTAGCGGTTGCAACCGGTGTTGTGGATATAGAATGTTGCAATTATTCAACTATATACCGAGACGCAACCGGAAATGTATACGCCACTGGAACCAATTCGGTTGGAGAATTGGGGTCGGCTCTCCCACCTGGTTCCTTTAAGCTCTCTTTTACACAGATTGCAACCGAACTCCCAAATGGGGCATTCATTGACAGTATAAAGGCTGGTCCCGATTTCTTATACCTGGTTGATAACAAGAACAGTAAAGTATATTCATCTGGACAAAACAACGTTGGACAACTTGGAAGAGTCGGCACCACAACTGCATTTGGTCAATGTACATTCAAAACATCTGGATTCAATTATCCGATATGTGACTTGGAGATTGGGTACAATTTTGCGTGCTTCACTTCTCTGAGTTCAAACGTCACCACCCTTTTGAATAGCACCATATCATTTCCGAGTTCAATATGTTTATCAACCACCTACCTTTATGTTGTGAGTGGATCAGCCGCTATATACCGAATCAATCTGAGCACCAACGCAGTAAATTTATACGTCTATGGACTTTCGAGTCCAAAAAGTCTTGTGAATAACGGAAACACACTGTACTTTTCAGACAACACGGGAATCAAGACTATAACAACCGCCGTCAGTAATGTGGTGACAGGGTCTTACAACACACTTGCAATCGACACAACCAATAATCTCTTGTACGCAACCAGTTCATCCGCTGGAACCATATCCAAAATCAATCTGAGTTCGAATGTGGTGAGTGTGATTTCCAGTAATTATGTAAATCCACAGGGGCTCGCATTTGACTCTACGCACAATTATCTATACATAGGTTCATATAACCTCGTGACCCAACTGAATCTAAACACAGGGGCTTCGATGACAATCACAACCAGTTTTGTGTACCCGTACACCTTGGCCATGTCTCCCAAAAACTTTTTATACGTCGGTGCGAGTAACGTTGTATCAAAGGTGGATCTGAGTGATTTGAATTATAGAACCAATAAACTCGTCACGCTCACCAACCTGAGTACCATCATAGTAAATTCTAACGACACTCTTTACACAACGAGTTCGAATGTATCCACTTACACGGTGAGTAACTCTTTATGGATTGCAGGGAACAAGAATATCGCGTTTCTTCAAAACACAAATCGAGACAGCAACGTGTGTTCGGTTGTTACCAATGTTGATTCGATATACACCAATCGATATTCAAACACATTGTGTTATGTAACCAGATTTTTGGATCCGATTACCGGGCTCAACACCAATCTGAGTTTTTTAAGTGACGTTGGGGTCAATATAACAAATCGAGTGGCACTCGGAAACATTCAGAGTAATATTTTTGTAAACAACACCATCTCTCCCCAACCGAATGAAATGCCAATCATTTCAATAGGCAACTTTTTTCTATGTGGTAATTTGTTCTTTGGAGACTCCACCAATGGATCTATAGGGTCAATCGGATACAAGACTCAGACTCTCATGGCACTTCCATCCTTTTTGAATGATAGCTTCAATTTCTCCTTCCCTTTTGAAACATCCCAAGAGTCTCTTTCACCAAGCTCATATGTCTCCTTACTCTTTGATTCGATCCAAGTTGCCAACTTTTTTGGGTACGATTACAAGGATCTCACAAAAATATCAACCAACTCGTACATCCTCTCACAATCCTCACCTCTTTATAATGTCAATCAATTTTTGAGCCCACAGACTCTCCGAGAATCTGGGTTTATCCAAGGATTAAATTACATCGCCACGAGTAACATTTATCCCGCATATGAAAGTATAGTAAATTCAGTGAGTCTATATATAGGAAAACAACTCGTTCAAACCATCCCGGTTGAGTTTTTGGAATTCAAAAAG